TGCTGTCCATAATCTAGCCTTATCTTTTAAAGATTTCTGACAATGGTTTGCGCTTGGCTGCACCGCCAGGCTGACGAACAATTGACGGCAATTTTGCAGGTGCGCCAAGCGCTGTATCAAGCGGAACTCCAGTCTCTTTTCCAAAGTCGAGATATTCATCGCGCTTTTGGTTGTATGCCTGTCCAGCCGCCGCATACAGTTCATTTGACAATTGTTTGAAGTCGTCACGTTGTGTCGGTGTCAACTTCTCACCAGATGCCCACAAAGTGAAGTAGTTTTGCAATCTATCCATGCGACCTGATGCCGCCATCGCAATACCCAATTCAGTTTCACGAACGACAGAACCAGGATCAAGCAATTTCATAACTTTGGTTGCGCCAGCCACATCACCGATTGGAGTTCCCTGATCAAGTGATGTGATGACCTGACCGTAAGCGGCCTTCATGTCGTTGTAGTCTTTATAGATCGGCTCAGACATGAATGTCTTCTTGGCCGACATCTTGTTCTCAAAACCCTTTTGGCCGGTTTCAACATTGACGTTACTTGCGCCAGAACGCTTCAACTTCATGATGTTTTCAAACGTCACAGGCACGCCAGCAGCTTGAAGCAATTGAACTTCGTTTGGCGCGGCTTCTGGTTTGTCAAGTGAACGCAAATTCGTCAAATTCACGTCCAAGCCCAAAGCCTTCAAGATTTTGATCTTCTCTGGATCAGCCTCTGGCTTTTCAAGCAAACGCAAGTTCTCTAGGGTTGGCTTCATGCCAAGTTCGGCAAGTAGCTTTGCCTTTTCGCTTGGCTGAGTCAGCTTGAGCATTTCTGGAATACCCTTCTCAGCAGGCAAAGCAGACAGCATTGCACGCTGTTCGCGTGTCAATACTGATGCGCCACTAGGCATGACGCTTGGCGCTGGTTGGCCGATCATCTCTGCGCGTTCAACTGTTGGACCAACAGGCATACCTGGAGCCGAAATAGCTTGCTGTGGCGTGATCTCCATACCTTCGGTAGGTTGAGCACCGCCCATCAAATATCGCTGATAGGCTTCTTGTGAAGCCTGTGCGCGTTTCGCCTCATCAAGTTTCTGTCTTGTCAGCAAATTGGTGATGGCATTCTTTTGCGCATCGGCATAGCCTTGCTGCCCAGCGGCAACGCCAGAGCTGAGAATCTGCATCAAGGACCGTGGAGTGGTGCTGGGGCCGCTGGCCTGACCAATAGCCATGGCAGCCTGCAACAAGCCTTGGCGTTGCATTGCCTGCTGCTGTGCTGGCGTCAAGTAGCCCTCAAGGCCAGTCTCACCGCCACCGCCAAAGATGTCGCCAAGCAATCCCATGTCAAATGATGTCGCCATGTTTTTATCCTATCGAACAGGTTGCTGTTGAGGTTGCAACAAAGAACCAATATAAGCGCCAGTCAGGCCGCCAGACAATGCACTACCAATGCCGCTGGTGTACAAAGGCTGTGTGGATGTCTCGCCAGTCCTTGCAGGCTGTAAGCCCAAAGCGCCACCAGTAATAGCCAAACGCTCCAAAGGCACGTTGCGTGCGGCATCGAGTCGAGCTTGGGTCAAAGCATCGCGCTGTGCGCCAAGGCCCATAGAAGTCTGCAAGCCTGCAATGTTCAAAGGACGTGCAGCCAAACCAAGGTTGGCGGCCTGGGTGAAGCCTGTTTGGCGCAAGCCTGATGCTGTTGTTGCCGCTTGGCGCAGTGCAGCCTCGTTTGTCAAAGCCTCTTGCACGCCTTGACGTGAGCCGCCAAAGGCTCTGGCTTGCACAGCTCTGGCTCTGTCGGTAACGTCTTGCATCTGACGTGAACGCTCAATATCTCCCAAAGCGCCTTGCACTACTTGCTGCTCAAATGGGTTGTAGAACTGCTGAATATCAGCCGCGCCGAATGGCGTCATGCCGAGGTTGTAGAGATTTTGTTCGGCCAACGTATACATCGCACCAGGCTGCGCAAACTCACGCACACCCAAACCAGCGGCGGCAGCCTTGGCTCGCTCCAGATTTGCCATGTACTCGCGTTTGACATCAGGATCAATTGACGTGGTGGTAGTCTGCTCTTTAGGCGCATTGGCGGCACTCACAGCACCACCCAAAGCGCCAAGCAGTGAGCCTGCAAGCTGTGGATTTTGTTTTGCAAAGTCAACAACGCCAGAGCCATACTTCGCCAAGGAATCCATGATGCCGCCACCAGAAGTAGCCGCACCTCCACTCGTCAACCCATAATCAACTGGAGCCATTGAGCCAACAGCACTGCCTGCGCCAGACAATGCGCTGGCAACGCCAGCTGCGCCAATGCCTGTATTGATGCCTGCCAATGTTGTACCAAGCGAGCCGCCAATGGCAGCCGCACCAGGCGAGGCCGCAGTCAGTCCAAGACCTGCACCGCCAGTACTCAATCCGAGGCCAGAGCCTCCAACACTCAATCCTGTGCCTGTACTGCCAGCAGTCAATCCTGCACCAGTACTTCCAGATAGCAATCCAGTGCCTGTTGAAGCCGCAGGAGCTGCCGCAGATGTAGCGCCAGCAGCGCCACCGCCAATAAGTCCACTGTCAAATGCAGTTGGAGATACAGCACCAACAACGCCAGCCGTTAATCCAGAAATAGCTCCAGTCGTTAGCGCCTCCTTTAGAGAGTCACCCGCAACAAGACTTGAGCCAGCACCTAAAGCCGCAGCGCCAACAACAGCCGCCGTTGCGCCAGTAGCACCCAAAGCAGACCCAATCATTGGGATCAGTGGCGGGTAAAGAACTGACGCAACTAATGCAACAGGCTTTGCAACTTTTTTAATAAACTTTTTAAATTTTGATTTTCTTGACATATCACCCTCCCAATTCGCCAGATGCAATCATTTGCCTTGCCATCTCGCCAAGAGTGGCAAAGACACCAATGAGCTGATAGTCAATCTCTGTTTCCAAATCCTCTTCTTCGGCCAAATCACTTGCAACGATGGCTTGCAAGAATTGAGGATACAGAGCCTTGTTTTTCAAAACAGCCTCGGCCATCTGACCCAATCGAATCAAGGTGTCAGCAGAGACACCCTCCTCTTGCATGGCCTCACGAACCATCTGCTTTGTTTCTGCTACTTGTTGTGCTGTTGCCATGTTTGTTTCCTTTGCAGTATTCTATTTTCCAGCGAGGCTCAACGCTTACCCGCCGCCACAGCTTCCAATCTCATGACGCCAACACGCCAATCGTCCAGCAGTGCACCAGTCACAATCATCTTCACCTGACGGCCAGAGAACCGCGCATCTGTCGGCTGTGAAGCTGAATACGGTCCGTGTGTTGTCTCTGTTGACGTTGGATACAGTCGAGTTTTGAAGCTGATGGCAACCTCGCCCAGCGTCTGCTCATCAGGGATCACCTGACGCACCGACATGATGTTGTCACCCTGGCCAATCTCAAAGGGTCCAGACTCGGCATAGACCGTCCCGCCGTCATAGGCAAAGCCAACCTCATGCTCGTAGATGTAGCCGTCAGTTGACACCATCAAAGGATTCAAATAGACACCCCGATCTGTGCCAGCCGTGCGAGCCATGGAGCCAATGTTCCAGTGATTCTCGCGGTAGTTGAAAGTGACGTAGGAATCAACCTCGTTGCTGGCGCTTGATGGGTAGAACCACCAGATCTCGCCATACTTGGAATTGTGAACCGCATAAACCTTGGAGGCTTGGTTGTAGTTCAGATTCTGGAACACATAGTCAGACACATCGCAGGGCAGTGGCTTGACATAGCCGTCAAATATCCAGAAGCCTGATGAAGACATCCACATGGCGGCAGTGTCAATCGCGGCCACAGCCTGCGATGAGATCAATCCGCAGCCACTGGCGGCCTTCTCAAAGGAGTACACATAGGGTGCGCCGATGTAGCTGGCGGTGTGCACGTCAACGTCAGTGAAGAGCAAGTTGATGCCGCGCACCTTCTTGCCAGCCTTCAAGGCGCCAACCGTCTGCAATTCAAAGTCACCAGCTTGGTTGGTGGCCGCAGCCGTCCAGACAGTGTTGTCCTCTTGATCGCACCACTTCACCAGCCGCGGGTTGCTGGACGCGCCCAGGGCAAAGATAAACCTTTCGGCAGTTGACATCACCGCCGCGCAGCCTGTCGGCGCATTGGTGATGGCCGCTGCCACTGTTGGCGTTGAGAATCCCAACTGCCACTCGTACAGCTTGCCATCAGCGTCAGAACAAGCAATCAGGTACTCGCCCCAGGTGTCCAAGGACCATGTGGTGGCCGGTGTCACAGTGCCAGTATCTGGCCGCGCAACGCCATAAGCAAAATTGCCGTAAGTGGAATAGCCATAGCCAGTCTTGGTGGCGGCGTTTGCAACGCCAACAGTCAAGCCTGTGGGTGTAATGTCTTTCAGCGTCCCCGCCTCGTTCATGGCGTAGAGCTTTGATTCAGTACCAGCAGCGATCCAGCGATCTCCGCTGTTGTCCCGCCAGGTAAGCAGTCCACGACATTTGCCTGTCAGTTGGCTGCTGGAACGCTTACGCCACCCGCCAATTGGGCGCAGGGTATTCTCAAACCAGCGTACAAGGTTGGCGTCAAACCACCGCCCAGCAGACTGATATTCAGTGCCGTTGCGGTACACGCCTGGTGGGATTTTTAAGGGTACGAATGCCATGGCTTAATTATGCGGTTTCTGTGGACAAATTGGACACGAAAGAAATTGTGGCAATCACTGATGGCACTACTGGCCTAGTCGGTGAGGCGCTGGCTGCGTAGTGTTCAATACTGACGCCAACATCTGTTGGCCGCCACATGATCTCCACATAGTCATTAGCCGCCAAACTGACAAAGAAATTCAGTGCGGCAATGGTGTGATATGGATCGCCAGCACCTTTCCTTGGCGCAAAGCCAAATCTGCTGTTTGATTTGTCAATGTTTGTGCCGTTCTTGCGAAACCAAACATCCACATCTTGAGATGCATTGGTGGTATTTGTAAACTGGATGCTGAATTGCAGGTTGTAGATCCCAGCCTGCGCCACATTTAGTCTTGACGAATTCGACAAGGTGACGCCATTGGTGAAGTCGGTGGTGTCAAAGGTGATGGCGTAGGCCGTGGTGGTATTGGCCGCCGTCTGGTCTGTTCCATCTTGGAACGCGCCGTAAGGCATGTTCATCCACTTCCCACCCCTTGGGCCAAGCAACGCGCCAAACAGGTTGCGCAGCTTGTTGAAGTAGACATTGAGGCCGCCATTGGTCTGTCTGAAATAGCTTTCGCTGTAAAGCACATCAGGCGTCCCCAAGTTGGGTGGCGCTGGTGTGTCGAGCTGCTGAGTCAGATTGGTTGCCATGACCTAAATTATGCGACTAGACCAGGCAAATATTGCGTCTTACCGGCAACCTTGGTGGCCGTCAGTGATTGACCTTTAAGATTTGATGGTGAGTATGAGCAATGCACCCACCCCGCATTTGGATCATCGCCGCCTGGAACCCAAAATTCCAAGATCAATTGCGTGTATTTGAGATTGGTTTCAATCCACTCTGCCAGCTCTGGGTTGGGTACGCCATCAATTTCAAAGTCGCAGGCTTGGCCTTTGCAATGGTCTGAGGTTGCCGAGCCTCCTGTAGCTTGATTCAAGGCAGAACACCTAAATCCAGATGAGATCTTGACAGGCTTGCCAAAGTGATCTCGGACAGGTTGCAATATGTTTTCGCAGAGCAAACGCAGTGACTCAATCTGCTCTTCGTTTGGCGTGTTGTCAATGTCTAGGCGTGTTGCAGTCTCTGACTTAATTAGCTCTGAGAGTTTGAAGTTTTTTGATAGATTCATTTGATACCTTTCTGTGATTCAAGGGCTTGGTTGTACAAATCGATGCAAGCATTCAGCTTGGTGATGGCGCGGTCACCCTCCTCTGCTATTGCGAAAAGAGCTTTTCCAACTTCTGGACTAAGTTCGGCTGATGCTTCTCCTCCACCACCTCCTGTGGGAGTGGCGGGATCTGCGGTGGCTTGTATGGGGCAGGACGCTTTGAGGCGCAGCTTGAGAGCACCACTATCAATAGCAGCATCGCGCTGTTTTGTAGCCATCTTTGCTTTTTCATTCGATACCCTCAGTGCATTTGCAGTTGTTGTTACAGCGTCAGCCAAAGCCTTTTCCTTGGCCCTGGCCTCGGTGTTGAGCCTGTCAACCTCGGCCTGCTGAGCTTCTTGCTCATAGTGCTTGCCGGTGCAGTAGCCACCGCCAAACACAAGGACCAGCACCAGCAGACCGCCAAGAAGATCCTTCATGGCTTTGGCGGCTCATCGTTGTCGTTGTCAATGTTCTCTGCCTTGGCGGTGGCTGTCGCCACAGCAGCAGACACGGCCTTGCGGCCAGCCACACCGCCCAGCACGCCAGTGCAAAGCAGCATGATGTCGTTGATCATCTTGGTGTAGACCTTGTCGATTGGCGCCATAGATGACATTGGCTGGGTCACGAACGTCACCGAATAGATGAAGCTGAAACATGAACCCAACAAGATGACAGAGATCACGAAGATCACCCAAGCCCACACGCGAGCCTCGATCTCTTCAGGTGACAGACGGTTGTTTGGTTTGTATCCGATGGTTGCCATCACTTCTTCTCCTGTTCGGGTTTGATTAACTGGTCGGGGCATGTAGCCGTTGCTGTGCAGATTGGCGGCTTGCACTCAGCAAGTTCCCAATTCTTTGGGTCTTGGCAAGGGTATCTGAAACGATCTTCGCAGCCAGCCAGCAACCCGCAGAGGATGCCAACGCAAACAGTCAGCGCCAGCAGTGAAAGTTCATGTTTTGTCATTTTTGCGCTTCTCCTGTTCAATTTGTCTTCTCAGTTTCTCGACCTTCTCTACCTCTTGCTTCACCTCATGCTTGGCCTCCAAGATGTCGAGATAAAGCATTGCGCCAAGCGGAAGAAGCAGAGCCACCAACACACAAGCAGCGATCCAGCCCATTATGCTTTCCCCCAGCGACTCACGAGGAGAAGCCACAACCACAGGTAGAGGAGGAACATAGTAGTCGCCACCACTGCTGCCAACTTTAGCTGGACGTTTCTTTGCTCCTGCCGTTGTAGCCATGCGTCTTGCCTCTTCTGCGCCTCCTCCTTGAGTCTAGCTTTTTCCTGTTCCTCTGAGATGACTTGACGCATCTCGTAAGTCTGCGAATACAGATCAGCAAGGCCAGGGGTTTGGTAAACCATGATCTCCCTGATGGTGGTCGATAACTCCTCCATCTGCTGCCTACACATCACACGATTCATCGCGCTTTCCATCATCTGCGCGTTGCTGATGCTGGGATCGTAGACTTTGGCCTTCTCTTCCTCCTCGCGCAAGTAAGCAGTTAATTGGTCCTGCAAAGCCCAGAACTTACTGAGCTGCTTGATGATGTCGGCCATTGCCTGAGTCTCGTCATAGGCAACGAATTTTTCTTTCTTTTTCGCCACAGGCTTGGACGTGGTGGCTGCTGGCTTTGAGGCAAACAGCTTTTGCCACCAAGACTTTGCGGCCTTGGCATCTCCAATAGCCTCATCAACCGTGCTTTTGACTTCAAGAAAACTTGTTTTTGCATCACGGTACAGCGAGCAAAGCTCAGTGATTCCCTTAACGCAGGCGTTTGCAGCGAAGAGGAGACTGATCGGATCAATTTCACGCGCCTATCAGTTTGTTGACAATCGTGCCGACAAAGCCTGGCCCCAACAGCACCGCACCAATTACGACATAAAGCAAATACTCAATGCGCGT